AACTGCGGTAAAGGCTTCTTTTGCTTCTGACGTAGTGGTGTAGTCCACATCAAATGCATCATTTAAGAGGCTAGTTTGTACTCCACCAAAGCCATCACTAGTTATGCCAAATTCAGCGAGTCTAGCCTCTGCTTCTGCGGCATTTATTAAGCCTGCTTTTGCATCTGCTATTGTTTTTTGGACTTGTGCAGAAGTGTTTTTTGCTATGTTAGCAATCACATTTGATATTTCAGCACCGGCTGTAAGTCCTCCACCTACACTAGTGCCAACAATTTTTGCAATTATAGAGCTTTCTGCTACGTTAGCTTTTACGTCTCTATCAGGGTCAATCTCTAGTATTGACATGTCAGTAACGTATTGAACAACGCCTTCTTCTAACCCTTCAAGCAACCCTTCTCTTGTTGCACCGCTAGCAGTTCGCTCTACCCTAGAAAGAAACTCGTCCATTACGCTCACAGCAGCTTCATTTGCTCTAGGCCCAAACAGAGACTCTGCTAACTGTTTACCTCCAAGAACTTCAGACGCAGTAAGTGCCATAACAGCACCCATAGCTCCTGCTTTTTGTGCCACACTCGTAGCAAATTCTGCGGCCTCTTGTAGATCTGCGTCACTGATTTCTCGTGCAGGTAACCCCGTTGCTTCTGCTATACGTGCGTATTCTTCTTGGCGTTTTCTTATAAACGTAGCATGTGCGTCTTCATACGCTCCACCCGCTGAACCGCCCGCCGCTTCTGATATATCAGTTAGTAACGTGGCATCTATAGCAATTTTAGACGCATCCATGTTATCGGCTATCTTTTTAGCCGCGTCATCTCCAAATCGTTTAAGCACCCCTGCGGTCAACCTAGCACCTGCACCTGCACCAAGACCAGCGGCAAACGGTACAATTTCTTGCACAAATTCTTTGGCTACATAGTCAACAAGGAACTCTGTAGGGTTATCTACAGCCGCACCAAATATAGCTGTGCCTACGTCAAAAAAGCTATCTTGCCAACCTGCGTCTTCTGGTAGGTTATCTTTAGCGGCTTGTATACGATCACTAATGTCTTTTAAGCCCGCTTTGTAGTCTTCTGGCTTACTGTATCCAGCCTTTTTAGTAATTGCGTCTTGTGTCTTACCGATTTCGGTATTGCTTGGGTCATACCCGACTAGAGTTGCTAACCCCAAAAACGACTGTGCTATCTCAGTACCCGCTTCTAATGCAACAGCGGTGCCTATAATCCATTTGTCGTCGCCTGTTTCTTCTGCTGCTTCAAGAGCATTCTTTGCAAGGTCGTACATACTGAAAGCCTGCTCTACACCATTTTGGTAGAGTCCGTTTTCATGGTAACGACCTGTGGTTTCGTCTACTGAACCTAGCGCACGTAAGTAGGCTTCACGATCATCTCCGGCACGTAGCTCTTCTAGTCGAGCAGTGTCAAGAGCACGGGCTGCATCCAACACGCGGCCAGAAGTATCCAGCCCCATTTCTTCCATTACCCGCAGGTGTGAGTAACCGTCATCTCGTAGTTGTTGGTAAACTTCGGCGGCTTCAATTCTAAAGTCATCTGCACTAGCAGCATCTCCTCCACTAGCTTGATCTTCTTCGTACATACTCTGCGCTATAGCATCTATGGTGTTGCCAACTAAATAAGCGCGTTGATCTGCGGATAGTCCTGATGTGTCCGCCATACCTGTGGGTGCTATACCTAACCCTATATCTGGGTTATACGGCACTTTGTCTATTTCCGCCCTTATGTCTTCCATAGATGCGCCGGTATCTATGGCTTGAAATAAATTTTCGTAACTACCATAAGCCATTCGCCAGTTCTCTGGCAGCTTCTCTGGAACCGTTGCGGCTTTTAGTTCTGCAAGTGATACATTTCCTAAGTACCCAGATAAGCCATCTAACATTGCGTCTATCTGTGGCTGGCTATAGTCTAAGTTGTGCCCTAGCTTTAGCACTAATGCCATAGCTTCTGGGTTTTTTGTGGGGTCGATTAGATAACCAGATTCGGTATCTAGTAAAGTTCCATCATTTTGAAGTCGCCAATTAACAGATGTGCTGTCAGTATCTATTAACAATTCTTCTGGTAAGTTCGCATTTCTAGTGTAGTCTGATAAGACACCTTCTGGCCCGTAATCGTATTGATTAAAATAATCTGCATCTGCACTTGCTAGTAAGTTTTTATCGGCAAGTACATCATCTGAGTCACTTTTTGCGCCGAAAGCACTATTTGCTATATCGCGTGCGCCACGCAGCACCTCTCCCATTTTGCCAAGAAAAGCGTCTTTACTAAGCCCCGGTATACCCCCACCAGCACTTACATAAGCGCCTAGACCTGCACACAGTGCGGTTGATAGATCTGCTCCTTGCACTAAGGCTGTTTGAGTTTTAACTAGCCCCGCAACAAGGTCGTCTTGATTAACACCTAATCTATCTAACACTTCGGGACTAAGCCCTACTTTATTAAGCGCAGAAGACGTTAGAGCTGGGCCAAAAGCAGAAAGAACTCCGCTAGCCAAATTACCACTAATAGCGCCAGAGGCTACTTGCGTGCCTGCGTATAGAAGTTGAGCTTGTAGAAGTTCGCCCTTTGCGACTTGGGCTAGGCCCGCTGCGGCAGGGCCAGCGGCAGCTAAAGCGTCGTAGGTTTGCTGTGCGTTTTGCAATTTATCGGCAACAGTAGCACCGGCAAAAGCTAACCCTGCACTCTTTAATACGTCTTCAAAATCACCACCTTGCACTGCGGTAGTGGCTCCAGCAGTAATTGCGCTGGCGGCAGCTATTTGAGTCGCGGAGTAAGAAGCAGCGGTGGTGGCAGTAGCAGCCGCGGCGGGGGCACCAAACAGACCTGTTTGTAGCAGTAGTTGAGGGGCAAAATATGCAGTCGCGATAGACCCCACAATCTTTATTGCTTTTTCAAAGTCCTTATCTTTTACTTCTTTTGTGCGTATTTCTGAGTAAGAAAACGGGTCGTATAGATAAGTAGATCCATCATCTGTTTGACGTATGGGAGTAACACCGTATTTACCATACAGTGCTTGTATCATTGGGTCTTCGTTAAAGGACGCTTGTAACGCTTCTTGGTAATTTAAGCCACGAGTTAGCTGTAGATACGGTATTTGTTCTTGTAAGATAGGCTCAATAAACGAGTGAAACTCTTCGGGAGATTGTGCTCCTGTTTGAAGTTTGCCACCAAAACTACCAAGCTCCTGTGCAACAGGAGAAAAATCGTAACCGTAGTACCCACCAAGCACTTTCGCCACTTCTTCGGGCGATTCAGTCATAGATAGTACAGCGTAAGCGGATCTTGCTTCGTCTTCGTTACGCGCTTTATTTTTTTTCAGTATGTCAGTGAGGTACGCGGGAGCGCCCGTATACTTTACATATTCATCGGGGCTGATCGTAAGAGACAACGCTCCCCCACCCTGCTGCCCGCCTTCTCCCCCAATAATGTCTGCATACGGAGAAATACCCGCGTCTATCAACGCTTGGTTGTACATGTCGTCGTAAGCACGATTGACGTTATCTGGATCTCTTACTTTAGATCGGTCAACCCCTGCGGCTAGAGCTACTTTGTATGCCTCAAGAAACGCTTTAGTCTCCTGTGGCCCTACAGCTATGTTTGAGCGTCTTTCGGGGTTATTTGCGACAGTGCTCGTAGTTGCTTCTGTTTCTGTTTCTGGTTCTGGTTCTGGTTTGGGCGTAGGGGTAGGTTCGGGCGAAGGGTATTGCTCTTCTAGGCGCTTAATAGCCGCTAAAATGTCTTCTTCAGATGGCTCAAACTCAAAACTCTCCATTACGACACCTCCAGCAAGCTGGCGACTACGTGCAGCCTATCTGCCGTAGCTGCGGTGACTTTTACTATTTCAGACTCTTCAATAACAAGTGGTGCAGTAAGTAGTTCTACTGTGGTATTAGCCCCTATCGCTTTAGTCTTAAATACACTAAATACTGCCGAAGCAGAATCGGTGATGGTTACGGTAATTGTGTCAGCGTTACCTGAGTCTTCAGACACCAATATAGACTTGATAATAGCTGTTGTTGCCGTAGGGCATGTGTACAGCGTAGTCGCAGTGGTGGCGGTTAAATCTACCTTTGCATTTTTATATTGATTAGCCACTAACCCATAAACCAAGCGGTAGCTTGTGCAGCAGGAGACATTGAAGCGTCCCGTATACCTTTATCAAGCTGGTTAAAGTAGATACGCAGTGCGTTATTCATTTGATTAAACGACTGCACATTGTAGTCATTTGGCGGATCTGGAAGAACCGGGGCTTTAAAGTCTATGTTGTAACTTGTTTTGTCTACAGCCATTACCGTCTCCCGTCAGGCCGCATCTCTAGTCTAGGAGAGCCTAGCTGCCACTTTACTCCAAGATCACTAGATTCTATCTTTAATGCTAGCTGTCTGCCACGTACTCGTAGATCAAGCCTAGAAGTAAATGCCTCAATTGGTGCAGTTGCTGTTCTAGTTATAGAGCCTGTATTTGTGCCACCCTCAGAAGCAGGTGAGTTACGTCCAGATCCAGAGTTTTGTGCTGCAAACAAAGATAGCGTGGCACTGGGGCTGTCTACAGTAGACCCATCAAATGTTACATCTGGGTATACCTTTTGAATAAACGCAAACTTATGCCCATCTTCTAAGTCAAATTGTGCTGAAGATATAAAAGAACTTATACCTGCAGCCGTGCCGGTCTCGTTGTCGTCAATACCATCTTCGTGATTTACGACGTTGTTGTTATATGTAGCCGCCATAGGAAAGTCACGTATACCTGAGTCGATCCACGCAGTCCTAGCTAGGTTGCCGTAGTACCAGATATTCTGTTCGTAGTTGTAGATAACGTAGCGATCTATTGCCGTGGCACTGCTAGAACAGTAATACCACCATATCTCGCTAAACCCTTCGTTTGTACCTGCAAATACTTGGTCGTACTGTTCTGTGTTAAAGTCGTTAAATATATAGCGTTTTAGAGTGCATGGTAATGTTTGCACGCGGCCATCGTATCGGTAGAACCCACCTACACCCATCCAGTACGCCACACCATTTGCATATGCAACGGCTCTAGGAGAGGCAATAGATAAGTTTTCTCCTACCGTTTGAGCACCCCACACTGCAGGAGCACCCACGTATTGCAATGCGTACAACGCCGAATCAGTCCATATAAGTATTTCTTGTCTTGCCTGCGTAGCCGTTATTATCTCTGACCCTTTAGAAAGTCTAAGATCACCGGCTTGGTTTGACGCTGATGGCGTCCAGTTAACAGCACTTTCTTGATCCGACCAACGTAGTAGTAAGGGGTCTAAGTCGCTACCACCCAAAGGGTTTGTACCAAAACAAAACACAAATCGGTTATCTGAAACAAGCAACGTATTTACTTTAGTGGGCACATTAGACGCGCCGCTTTCACTTGACACTAAGACTGCACGAGTTGTTAGCGCATCAGTCGCATCCCAAAAGAATAAGTTACCCCCACGAGGAGCAAATACTAGGTCTTCACCAAAATTAGATTGCGTCCATATCCGCAGTGCGTCAGTAGATGTTACACCTACACCCCATGTACCAAGACCCCAACCAGCAGCGCCCCAACCTACAAGTGTTTCTGCTACTGCAGGGCCAGTATTTACTTGGTACGCAGCAGTCACGGAGCCACCGCCTGAAGCTGAAGAGCTTGCAGCCTCACTAGCTGTTATGGTGTATGTGTTACCTGTTAAGTACGTTATCTGGAACTCACCGTTTAGAGTCAGTCCACCTACAGCAGAGGCACCACTAAACGTAACAAAGTCATTGTTTATATACCCACCAGCAGCGTCCGTGACTGTAACTGTGGTTGATCCACTTACAGTGGTGAAAGGGTCAGTAAGCGATACAGACGCACGTATAGGAGTAATGTCGTAGTACGTTCCACCCTGTTCTATGTAGAACTTTAGGTTAGTGCCCACACCAAGTAGCTTTTGACTACCTAATGTCACCCAAGAAAACAAAGACCTAGCAACACCTAGAAAAGAGTTAGTAGATATACGGTTCCACCCACCTATCTTTTCTGGCATACCTGCTCTAAATCTTACTTTGTCGCAGTCGTACCAGCCGCCCTCACTTGTATAGCGAGTGTTTTCTCGGTCTACTCCGGGTTTAAATACCATTTTTTGTAGTGGCATTACTGATACTCCCCTGTTCGGATCATCTCAGTCACCTCTACGGCACGATTGCCCACCTGTTGGCTCCAACGGCTGTCCATAAATTCATCAGCAGCAATGTCAAACTGCTCACGAGACATGGCCTCAACCGCTTTAACAAACCCGCGCAGCCTTGTCTGACCTAGATTAAAACTAATGTCGATCATGGCATCCTGACGCGCTTCGTTAAGAGCAGGAAACCAGAAATAAGTGTCAGTTAACTCCTGTCGGACACGCTCTATATCATTGTTCAAAAGGTAATCTATTTCGTCATCAGATAACCCAAGACCGGAGTCAGCTATGTTGCGGCCAACACCAATAGTTTCATAGCCAGCAGAGCACATATAGACTTTAGAGCGAACACCCTCATGGCGTTTTAGCATTTCGATTAATTGAGTCATTATTTTTCCCTGCTCACGCCTCTAGTTTTTTCGTAGCTTCTCATAGCGCCTAAACCGAGCATCCCAGTCATAGTAGTCATCAATAGCGATGGGTCTATCTCTGGAACTTCTACCCATATGCCTGCGATGGGTGCAATCAATACATGATACAGAAGACCCAGACTACAGCACCAACCGATGCTAGGACGCCACCCGGCAACGAATAGAGACTTGTGAGCGGCCTCGACCTTGTTGATTTCCATCTGCCCTTTGGCAAGTTCAGCGGCATGGCGTTCTGCTAACGTACTCAACTCAAAGGCGATACGATTCTTCTCGTCCTTGTCTTCAATAACCTTGTCGAGCAATGACGTTGCTGGGCCTATGAGGGAGCTTAAAATACTCATGCCCACCCGCTGTATTTAGCAAAGCATTTTGGACACAGTAGTTTTACTTTTAAAAGCACAAAGTCCATCACTCCCCCTTCTTTTTTGCAACGAGCGCAACGTAACGTGACTTTTTGCTCTTCGCTCATCGTTTCGCCATGTACG